TTACAAATGGTTGTTTTAGTTTAGTTGTTTCTACTGACTTATCTATAATCTTTGCGATTATATCCTCTCCTGTTGAGAGTCTCATTATCTTCACGTCTGACATAATATTTCTCCTTATTATTATAATGTATCACACTTTGACAAAAATGTCAAGCGTTATTTCTTTTCAAAACCTATTTTGTCTTGTTTGCCTTCTTTTTCTATGGGTCTTAATCTCTTACTTAACACAAACGTTCTATTAGGATTAACAGCAACATTCATCTGTCGCATTAACTCTCTATTAACCAATATGTCTGAACCTGATCTTGGTCTTTGGTCTAAACCAACTTCTATATCTTTGTAAGTAAATCCATTAAATGTAATATCCATTAATACTGTAGGTCTAGTTTCTGAAGGTTCATTAGTTGCATTTGATCTAAAGACTTCACTTGTACCATTTTTAGGTTTACTATAAATTTTACCATCATACTTCCATTTAACAACTTTACCTTTATATTCTAAAATTTCATCTGCGTGTAAGGCACAAGCAAGTGAACCGTTACCTGTATCAAATTTTGCTCTGACTTTTCCTAACTCACCTACTTCCATAGTTTCTAACCAACCACATTCTATAAGTGATTGTCTGTCCCAATGAGTTCTATCTTGTACCCAATCTATGACATATGACATCATAGTTTCACCGTCTATTCTACCAGCAGGTTCTGGATCCGAATAATAATCTTTGTATTGATAACCCTCGTAATCTGCACCTGAACCTGGACTACCATTAATTTCTAAAATGTATGGTTTACCTTTGTAAATTATATGATCTACGCCACACATATATGCTCTGGATACTCTAGCAGTTTTTAAAACAAGTTCTATTTCTTCATCACTTAATTTGTATGGTTCTGCTTCAGCACCTCTATGTGTGTTTGATCTAAAGTCATAACTACTGTGAGTTCTTTTTGTACTTGCAAATATCTTATTGTCTACCACAAAAGTTCTTACGTCAAAATCTGTTTTCATATATTCTTGTATCAACATTTCAGCATTTAATTTCCACATTGCCTGAGCAGTTGCCACAAGACCATCATAACTTTCTACTTTAATAACACCAACACCTTGTGTTCCTGTAAGTGTTTTTAATATGATAGGAAATTTACCTCCCACCATATCTAAAGCAGTCTTTAAATTTTTCTCATTAGAAATATATGCAGTTCTAGGAATAGGTATTCCAAACTTTTCACACAATAATGCTGTAGTTAATTTATTATCACAAGTTAGCATTGCCGCCCTTGTGTTTAACATAAATGCTTGTGAATTTTGAAAAGCAGATATTAAAGATAAACCACCTTCATCTTCTAAAGCACCACCTCTTGTTATACAAACTGTATCTTTACCTACAAAGGTATGTTCGGCACCTTTGCCGTCATAATTGTAAACTGTTAAGGTATTTTTATCTTCGTCTTTTTGTGTGATGATAGTAGATTTTGTATTTACAATAATACACTTAATGCCTTTTTTCTTACACGCCTTTTGTATAAGATCAGCAGTTGTATTTTCTTTAGGGTCTTTAGAATCTGCTATTGTAATAATAGCAACCGTAATAGGTTTTTCTTTACGTTCTAAATCTTGTTCTACAAAAAATTCTTTAAACTTCGGTATTTGCATTTTCGCTATCTTCGTTTACGACTTTTTTTCCTATGTTATATTTAGCAGATAAGTTCCATTCTTTTTTTTCTTTAAATGGTAAAACTTTAATCTGACTTAAAGGCGCTTTGTTTTCTGCGTCTTCTTTTCTAACTATATCAATTAAGTTCCAGTCTTGTAATAAAATAGCGATTGTATTTCTTCTTTGTATATCATTTTCAACTAAAGTTGCCTTCTTGCCGTCTAAAGCAAAAAGTTCTTTAAAGTGTACGATATAGTATTTACCTTGTTTGTGTAATATATGACACGATTGAAATAGTGTTTTATCTTTACGACTTGCAACACCTATTCGTGTCAAAGTTTCTCTAACCTTTAGGAAATCGTCTGGTTGTTTGATTGTGACCTCTAACATATTATCAGGCGACCATTGTATTTCTTCACTCATTTTTTTCTCCCACCTTTATTCAAGGTTTCTTTAATAACTTCAATTTGTTCTTTTGTTAATATGTTAAGAGCCTCTCTAGCTTTCTCATTGCTGTAATCAAAATACTCTTTTACATACTCTAAATCTTTCAACTTGGACTGCTTTAACCATCTGCCGCCAAATCGTTTTTTCTTTCTTACACTATTTATTAAAAATTGAAACTGTACTTTATTGGTTAGGAAGTGATAACCATTCATTTCATTTGCTTGTGGAAGTGTATCCCAAAACATAGACAAACAACGGTTAATTATATACGCAGGATATTTCTTTGCCCACGCCTCATCACCAGTATTCATCAAGTCTTGTTTAGACTCATTGATTGCTTTTAAATATTCTTTCAATTCATACATAATATAAAAGTTTTGTTATTATCTTTTTTCGTGTTTTCTGTGACCTTTGTGGCTGCCCATATAGTAATCACCTGGTTCGTAATCCCAACGTTTACCGTGATGTCCTCTTATATCAGCATACCACATTCTCAACTTCACTATTAAAGTTCTAAAAAATGTTCTTTTCGCCATTCTATCCTCTTACTTAAACTTACAAGTTGCCATTATTTCTGTTAGGCAAGCGACCATATTTATCTCTTGGTCAGCGACAAATGCCGATTTATATTGATATCCTGCCAATAAAAGTATTGCCTGTGGTATAGATGTTGGTTGAAGATACTCTTTTAATGATGAGTAGATAGTCTTAAACAAGTCTGCTGGTTGTACACTTGAATTGTTTACAACCCATTTTCGCATATTATCAAACTCTTTACCTTTTAATGATTTGTAAAGTGTCTTTAAATCTGCCTCTTTTTGATTGTAAAAGATACCACTATCTATCTTACCATTAACTGAATATCTTTGTAGTTCATTAATGGTTTTTCTAAAGTCTGGATAATATCTTTGAATTAACTCTGCCAAGACCTTCTTGTCATAAGGTATTTTCTGTTCATCAAGTATATTACCTAGTCTAGTAAGTAAAGCATTTGCTGTCTTTACCTTTTGACCATTGACTATCTTAAAGTCAATCTGTGTCATTCTACTACGTAATGGTTCAATAAACTTGTAAGGATAGTTACAAGTCATAATGAATCTACAGTTTTCGTAAAATGTTTCTATGAAGTTACGTAAAGCAGGTTGAACAGACTCAGCATTCATATAGTCTGCCTCGTCTATAATTACTACTTTATGTTTTGATTCTGTATTGAACGATACAGTTGAAGCAAAGTTTTTGATTTTGTTTCTTAACGTATCAATGTGTCTACCTTCATCTGAACCATTGATGATGATATAATCAACACCTAATTGTTCACACAAGGCACGTGCAACGGTAGTTTTACCTGTACCAGCACTACCTGATAACAACATATTAGGAATTTCTTTTTTCTTTAGAAATTCTGTAAATGTCTTTTTTGTATCTTCAGGTAAGATACATTCTTCAATCGTTTTAGGACGGTATTGTTCCACCCATAAAAAGTCTGCCATAATATAATCCTCATTTCATTTATTATTTAGGTGATTCCATTGTAAACTCTTTTACAATTTCAGAATCAACATCATAACCACCCTTGTTCATTGTCCAACAATCTTCTTCACGGTCATAATCGTGTTCATCAACAAATGTTTGGACTTTATCTGCTAGTTCTTTATCTTCATCACTAGCATTTTGATAGGTAGCCCAATCAAAGTATAAACCTTTTTCAAAGGTAGGTAGATCACCAAACTCATTAATTATATCTTCAACAGCAATCTGTCTATTAAGATAATGTGTAGTTTGATGATACTCTCTGGTTTCTACTTTGATATAGTCGTCTGATTTGTATTCAGTACCGTCTTCCAGTTTATATACCTCGGACATATTAAAACTCCGAATCAGGTTCTAATGCGATCCAATATTGTACTGGTTTATTTCTGTTTACAAAATGAGAAATCTTTTGTTGAGATATTTCAACATTGTAATCATCACTAATTATTTTTAAGTTTTCTGCTTTGAAATAAGCTTTAAACTTCTTATCAGTTTCACCGATATTAATAGAATAATCATTTGATGATTTATTTTTCTTATCAGTAGCAGTTAACTTAATAGATTTACCATCACCTGTAACAGCAACATCTGGTAAGTTTAATGTAGTGATTGCTCTTTGTACTTTAGCAAAATGATCTTTCTT